AGGCTGCTTAACACCATCGCTCTGGGCTACGGTCATTACTACGGCACGGCTTGCATCAGGCGAGGCAGCTTGCTCCTGCACAACGGCGTACTCGTCATCGGTCAACCAACGAACAGGTTGGAAGAACAACTTAGGCGACTCGGCCTTCGTATCAAAGCGCATGCGGGTAACAATTTGCTCTGGGTTTACAGGCGGGTTTGATAATGCCAAGTTACGTGCGTAGGCTTGCAGAGGACGCTTGTCGCCGTCTTCTTTACCAAACACCGATGTCGCAGGCAACGTCAACTGTAGTACGTCTCCGTTTGGGTTGCTCTCCAACACTACTGCCAAGCGCTGCTGATAACGACATGCACGGCTATTACCCTGACCCGATCCTGCTTGGTTCTGTGGGCATGAGATACACGCATGCGACTGTTTGTTCTGTGCTGTTGCATCAGGCTTATCGCCATCGTTAGACCAGCAATCGGGTCCTGTGATGTTCTCAGAGTCGTAGGCTTTAGCGTAGAAGATACGGCTAACCTTCGGTGCCGCCTTAACAATGATGACGTCCAGATGGCGATCATCAATAGCAGCAATCTCTTTACCACCAGCAACCAGACGGAATACACCGCCCTTGATGGAGATACGTTTAGTGCTATTGCCAGTACCACCGCCAGTTAAAGCTAGAGCGGTTTCAGACAGTGCGTTATTGCGAGCAAATGCAGGAGCTTGGGAGGGATTAAAAAGCGTTATGTTTGACATATCGTGATCTCAATTAGAAGGTTTAGTAACACGGATTTCAAAATCCGAAAAGGCATTTAAACCGGGGGGAACTAACCCCGGATTTTCTTCGAGGAACCGCACCATGTTAAGTTGGGCGATACGCTTCTCCAGAAGATCAACAACATCGTGCTCGATAACAAACTTCTTGAACGAGTCCCAATCATCTGTGCTGTACCGCGTCTTGTTAATCATTGTTACGGTGCCGAAGGCGGTGTTAACAGACTTGACCCCAAGGGCTTTCATCTGATCTTTCATTGCAAAACGAAGTTCATCTTGCTGCGCTTTGAGTATTTCAACTTTCGTGTCGTACTCTTTGGTCAGTTGATCGATCTCCGTTCTTATCTTGCGATAAATCTTTGCGAGCTTATCCATTGGAATAAGCTCCGTGTGAGCGTCTGACATTTACTTCTCCTAATAGTTATTTGTCTAGGGTTTGACAGAATACTGCAAAGCTATTTTGATTGCAACCCCCTTTCTTAGTTTTTCATTTCGGTTATAAAAAGCTCTGTAAGCAGAGCGTGGTCGGTAACTTTTGCTTGCAAAACTTTAAACATTTTCTTTTCAATCGGTGAGCCTTGTATGTGCACAACGGTTACTTTGTCAGAGTCTTGGCCTTTACGATCGGCTCGTGCAATACACTGGGTATATTGTTCAACAGACATCAACGGACCATAGAACACAACAGTATCGGCAGCCGTTAGTGTGATGCCGTGTGCGCTTGCTTGGGGGTGCATCACTAGTACGCGTGGGTCTTTATCTGTTTGGAAACGTCGAATAATATCGGCACGTTTTGTAGGAGGTACATCCCCGTGTATACATTCCGCAGCGATGCCTTTCTTTGTAAGGTGCGTATGTATCGTACTTATCGTGCTTCTAAACAACGCAAAGATAATAACTTTACGACTAGTCTCTTCAAGGATTTCTTCAAGCACAGCCAAGCGCGGAGCCGAGTCGAACTCAACAACTTCTTTGTCGTCTGTGTATGCTGCGCCGCAGGATATTTGTAGTAGTTTGGATACACCCGCAGCAGCGTTGACTGCGGTGATTGTTTCACCTGCGGCCTGCACCATCATGCGATCTTTAAGGAGGTTGTAGTACTTGGCTTGCTGCGGAGTTAGCGGCACCTCACGCGTCATCGTCATCACAGGTGGTAGGTCAAGGCACTGCTCTTTAGTAAACCTGATCGCTGGTTGCAACGCGTGATGTACTTCATCCGGTGCGGAGGGTTTGGGAATCCATTTAAACTGCGTGAGCTTCTGCATAACTTTGTCACGCCATGCAGTAAAGAATTTGGGTACCCCCTCTGGATTTACCAACTTAGCCAAACCGTAAGCGTCTGCCGGAGATTGAGACGCTGGAGTTCCTGTAAGCATCCAGAGGTGGGTGGTGGGGGTGATGAGCGATTTTAACGCTTTCCATCGTTTTGTGGTGATTGTTTTATATGCGTTAGCTTCATCAACAATGACAAGATCAAAGCGACCATCGTTGATAACTTCGTTCGCAATTAAATTTAATCCGTCGTAGTTAGTGATAACGAACTCATAGCTTTGTTGAACCATCTCAATACGACGACTAGCTTGCGCGTGGTGCGCAACAACGGCAGAGCGATGAATGATACTGCTATTCAAATCTCCCATCCATGCGGACTGCATGATCGACAACGGACAAAGAATTAAACAGCGGCGTACATCGCCGCGAGTCATCAAGTAGTCTGCTGCCCAAAGCGCTGAGAGGGTTTTACCTGTACCCGGCTCGGAAAAAACGAACGCCTTTTTATGCAGAGTGAGAAACGCCGCTGTTTCAATTTGATGAGCCATCGGTTTGTATTTGCCCGGCCAGTTGTACCTCTTCGTAATAGGAGAAGGAACGTTTTTAACACCGAGATTTTTGAGAACCCTAGCTTCGTCAAGTCCCCAATAGACCGCAATCTCTGTCGAGCCATCGTCATAACTATTCACCACCTTATGTTTAGGAATCACACGATACTTGTCTGGGTTGCGAGTGCGAAACAGCAACGCCTTATCTTCAACTATTTGCATTTACTTCTCCGGTTTTATTTGTTATCACTTCTGTTTGCTTTGACGCTGCGCACCCGTAGATTGGATTTCGTAGTCGTACCGCCTGAACGCAGCGGCGTCTTGTGGTCTACATCTTTACCGTCGCCTTTAGTTACTGCTCCGGCCTTCTCCATTATGCGTCGTGCTTTCACACGCTCGCCTCGTTTCTTAATCTGCTCTGGCTTACCTTGATAATTGTCGTACTCACTTCTGTAATCGCGTGGCATAGTATCCTCCTATTCAATAAAATGGCAGCCCATTGCGGCTACCGCATACGGTTTGTTGTAGTGCTTTGTATCTGGATCAAGCGGATGAACAGGCCTAAATTTTTCAATTGCTTCTTTAGTATTGCTCGCCGTTACTATGGCTACCTTTATTGGTAGTCTATTACGCCATTCTTTACGTGGTGCGTGGACACATAAAAAACTAAACATACAAACCCCTATTTTCTTGGATGAAATTCACACGTAGTTACTGGGCACCACGGGCATAGCGGAGAAGGTCTTGGGTTCCATACGCCTGTATCAAATGCCTGTTCAATACGTGCAATGCGTTCTCTGTAATCCCACCACGCTGGGTCTTTCTCATCCACAGACATGGCGTACTTAACTAAATCATTTTTTACTACGAACAACAGCGCAGCATTAACTTTTCTAATGTGCGGGAAATGCGCAAACACCATCAGAGACATCAGCTTTAACTGCTCACGGTCGGGGTATTTGTTATTGCCTGACTTGTAGTCAACCACCCACGCAGTCAGGTTCTCATCATCAATAATTAAAAGATCAGCGATACCCCTAACCCATACAGCCTCATCTTTCCAGCCGCATGGGTTAAGGTCTATCGTTAGTGCCATCTGGTATTCACACAGCTTACGTCCGGGCTTACGCTTTAGCGCATCGAGCGTGTCCTTAATAAACTCAAACTTCTGTGGCAGCGGCGTGTCATCTGCAACGTAATCCTCCGCAGCCTTATGTAGTTCAGTCCCGTACATAGTCGCTTCGGTCTCTTTGAATTTATAGTTCTTCAAGACCTTGACCTCATGATACCTACGCGCACAACCCTCGTAGTCTTTCAGAGAGCTGTGCGACCAGACGACTTTATTCATTCAAACCTCGCAGAGTCAATAGCTTTGGATAGGCGATTAGCAAACTCAGTTACGAACTGCTCGTTTTTGTTTAGCCTGTGTGCATCCATGTCGTACAGTATTGCGTGGACTAACTCATGCCAGAACGAATCGTTCATCTCTTTCTTGCCAAACTTACGGCCAGTTTTATTACTGCGCTTGCCTATCTCAATACGGTTTTCATCGTAGTGTACGCGTGCCATACCGCCACGTTGCATCATTGTTTCTACTACATCGATGGAGTAACGCTTCTTTCCGACACGAATACTTCGGGGTAATTCAAGGTGTTTCTTAGTACGTTCCATGCTTCTCCTTAGTTTTTTGCCACGCCGTACCGTTGGTGTGCACCACCATCGGCGTCTAATGGAATCCCCGGCATGTATAAAGGTTCCATAGTCATCTGAGCCAAGACCCAAGTCTTAGCTTCTTTTACTTCGTCATCAGATACAAGCGCAATCAATTCGTCATGCACCGTGCCCACCACAGGGTATCGTTTAGATACGCGCAGCATCCCATCGGTCATCACAATACGTGCCAACGCCTGAGTAACATTGTTTGTTACTTTCCCTGCATACAACTTGGTAGCGTCTGGCCCGTATACCCACTGGCTCCTACCCTTATCATCTTTTTCAACGCGTAAGTTTGGATAAAGTAACTTCATCCCGTTAGGCAATTCGATCTCGCCCTCACGAAAGATCAAACATTTATACACGAATTCCTGCCCGCCGTAAAGACAGCGCTCAATCAGGTCAGAGCACATGTTCCAAAAGGCAACAACAGGGTATGCGGTTTCTCGGTACATATCGATGATTCGTTTGGCCGCAATGGCGTGGTATACCAACTCTTCTATGCTACAGGTGTGGGGTATATCCCGTAACTTCGCCTCTGTGTCTCGCCAATTTAAAAACTCTTGCGCAAGTCTTCTGTTCGCCCCTAACTGCCTAGCAAACTTTCCTTCGTAACGCATGGGAGGAGCGCCCAGAAACCCTGTTAACAACTGGCTGGCAAAGCTTGCCCAGCCTAGACCATAGCCGCAGCCAAGCAGGGCTGACTTGGCGCTCTGACGCAACTCTGGATGGGTCTCTTTGGTTAGGTCTGGTATACGAAACATCCTTGCCCCGAACTGTGCGTAGGGGTCACCACCGGAGCGGAAGATGTCCAACATATCATCGTAGTCAGCAAGCCACGCCAACACCCTCGGCTCGATCTGAGACAAGTCACCAACGACTAACTGAAACCCCTCTGGTGCCATGATCGCCTTGCGTAGGAACGACCCACGCTTTAGGTTCTGCATGTTGATGGCGCTGCCCTTTGCTGCTGCCCAACGGCCTGACTTGGCTCCGTAGTAACTAAGCGGTACGGGTAGGGGTCCTCGTTTCGCAATATCAAGGAAACGCTGCGCTCGTGTTCGCTCAGTAGTAGACTTGACTCGCAGTCGTGCCTCGCAAAGGAGTGATATATCTTCTCGCTCGCCATTGAGTAGTGCTTGGAACATGGCGTCGTTTTTGGCAAGAGCAAACGTCTCCTTACCTGTTGTCTTACTTTTCTTATACGGTGCGGGACAACCCATTGCCACCAGTAAAGCAGCAAACTTAGGGTTACTTGCAAGCGTTGCATCGTCCACGCCCAATCTTTCCAATAGTTCTTCACGCGTTCTCCTTTCTTCATCGATGGCTTGTGTCAGCATCTGTTGGTCTAGTATCAATCTGGGCTCGGTGTACATCTTTAGCGTCATATCAATTAGGCGTAGCTCAGACTTAGGGTAGCCTGCGGATAACCTAGTAAATATTTCTTCACAAAGAACGACATCATGCGCACAGTACGCAGCCAATTCTTCTTCTATTTCTTTGCTTAGTTCTGTTAGTCCGTCTGTGGAATGTACGGCTCGACCCTTTGCGGGTAATCCGAAGTCGTCAGCGAGTTTTGCAAGGCTGTTTCCAACTTCCACACCTCGTAAAGCACGGGCCATACTGAGAGAATCAAAAATAAAGCTAGGACGAGCACCGTATATCCAGTCCAAAATAGATACATCGAACTGAGCGTTATGAGCAAGTACGGCAACACGACTCCAATCGTATTCAGCGAGAGCCGCAGGTAGGTCTTCATGATTAAACCACTGTATTTTTTCGTCTGTGCCGTACTCATGTATACAGGCACCGAAAGCTTTGAAACGTGGATCACGGATATATTCCTCAGTTGTCATACGCGAGAGCGTGTAATCTTTGCTCGACCATCGTGTCTCGAAATCGATGGTCAAGATTTTTTCAAATGGTTTAGGCATTTTTTTCTTTTATCTTAGCTTCAAGTAACCGCTCGTAACCCCAGTTATCATCTTCTTCTGGTGCCTCATCCATAGAATCCATGTATTCACCAAACACGTCGTTAATTTCCTCGTTCGTCAGGTTTACCCACGCTCGTGCGGATTCTGCTATTTGGTTGTCCGAATTTTGTATATTCTCTTCGGACGTGCGGATTTCAAACAATTTATCTCTTAGCTCATTGCGCTGCACTTCAATGCAAGCGTGTCTGTCGCAGTAGTATCCGCAGCTATGTATGTCTGTGTCGCTCATAACTCCTCCCCTTACTCTATCGAGCCAACAAATGTTGGTGTTGGTCTTTCCACATGCGTAGCTTGCATAGCGGTCATGGTCTCTTGCATAGCATCTAATGACGACTGCAAACAAAACGTGTACAACGTTCTATCACCATTAAACAAACATAAGACAATCGCAGGTAACTCAAAGTTCGCTATGTACTCCCTGCAATCTTGTATGTTCTCGAATGTGTGCATAAAATTGATTTGGTTCTTGTGTTCCATTAAATTCTCCTCTGGCATACAAATGCCTCATGATTAACTCGAAAGGCTCCTGCGTATTTGCAGTCACCGATTATCTTGCTTTCAGTTTGAACTTGTCCTATCCATATACCAACAACGAACATTAGTACCGCAGCTAATGACTTAGCCCAGATGTTGTTGATCCAGTTAAAGAACTTCTTATAGTCAATCGTTTCGACAATCAATTGAACTGCTCCTTTGGTGGTGCGTCTTTAATGTTTATAAACTCGAAGTACCCTACGGCACCTCGAACGATGTCAAACGCTTCCATATCATCACAGTTAAGCGTTAACGCTTCGATCAACGGTCTTGCGGAATGCACATACAGAATAACGGCTTGCGCTACTTCGCTTGAATAACAATACGACAGCTTGTTAATTACGTCACGAAAGTGCTCGCGATCATCCTCGTCCATCTCATCTACCCGTTGGGCGAAAGCTTTTGGATCAGCCATACCAGTTTCTCCTTCATTTCGTTAATGTTATTTTCTCTGGCAACAAACGTAAACCCCTCCGCTTCCTCGATGCGCGCAAGCTCTCTTTCTTGTAGTGCCGTGAGCACTCCGCGACCTGCCTTACATTCAACAGCCACGAAATGCCCACGCACACAACAAATAACATCAGGGATACCTGCACGACCATACCCGTTAGCAGGAGGAAAAAAGTAGTAGATGTTTAGTTCATCCAATACCTTACGTACTTGCAGTTTAACTTTTGCTTCAGGCGTCATACGTACTCTTTGGTCATCACTCTAATTTCCTCGATGGACAGAGGCGTCTTGTCGTAGATACTAAGAACTAATCGCGGACTTAGCGCACGATGGTCGCAACGCGTCATA